TCGTCGGTTTGTTATAAATCTCTAGCGCTAATAGAAACGCCTCTATACTCTTTTCTACTAGCTGATTACCTTGATCTACCATTTTGTCCTCTTCCCTAAAATCTCTTTGAATTTATGGAGTAGCTACCGACTACGCGAGGGCTATCTTATGCCCTGATCGTCGAATACTAGCCCCTTATAAAACTTTATTTTTATGTTAATATCATTTGTTGTTTTATTCTTTTACTCCCTCACCCCTGTAATTTCGTTTTTGCGCCGTTAACCAAATTTTTCATCCATAATTTTTTCTGCATCATAATAGCTAAGCCTATCCTCAGAATAAAACATATACATATCACAATATTCGTTATGATAAAATTTCCCAATTTTTGCAACTTTGATTATGGGTAAATTAAATTTGGCACAGAGACTATTAAATTTAAGAGTGTTGGCTGTAGCTCTATGATTTATAAAAAAATAGCCATTTTCGACCAACTCATTATATTTCTCTTTAAATTCTTTTTCTGTCATTTTTACTCTCTAATGTTTTTGAGTAGCTACCAAAATACCCTTACTTTATCCCATAATCCTCAAACGTTAGACCTTTATATACTTCGCAATGGACTTTGCCGCAGACTTTGCCAAGTATCTCGCATTCGTAGCCCTCTTTATGTGGGTATATATCGCTATATTTTGGATTTAGGCTGATTAGTTTTATCTTATTCTGCGGCAAAAACTCAACCCTTTTTATATAAACGACATCGTCCATCCTAACGATATAAACGCCAGCGATACGCACAAAATTATCTCTGCCTGCTACCATATCAGCAATAGCCCAGTCACCCTCGTAAAAATCAGGCTCCATGCTATCGCCTACTACTTCAAAAATGCGTAAATTTTTGGTATCAAGCCCTTTTAGAAAAGCCTTATCAACTGCGATTTTACGCTCATCTTTTTGAAGCATAGCGAGATCATAAACGCCCTCGCTACCTGCACCTATACGCATTTCGGATTTTGGGAGAAATAACATATTTTTAGGGGCATAGTCTTGTGGGATAAAGTCGGCGTATTGTGAAAAATTAGTTTTTAGCTCTTTTTTTACTACGCCAGCACGTTTTGCATATTCATCCTCGAAGAAATAGAGCATATCAACATCGCAGGCGTTAGCAATTTTTTCAAGCGTTTCAGTTTTTGGCTTTATAAGATCATTCTCATATTGAGTTATCGATTCACGTCTTACTTCCACTATTTTAGATAATTGTAATTGAGTAAGCTTTTTTGCTTGTCTTGCTTTTCTAATTTTACCACCAAGTGTCATTTTTCTAACCTTTCCTAAAATGTAAATAATACTCAATAAAATGTTAAAAATATTTACATATTTAAGCTTCTTATAATGTAAATTTTTTTAACATAAGCCTATGAAAACAAAAAAAATAAAATTAATTGACGTTGCCAAAGCAACGAATAAAACTCATGCATCGGTTAGTTTTTGGCTAAGCGGAGGCTCAAAACCAACTATAACCGACGTTGAAATTATGGATAAGCAGTTTGGCATTCCGCCTAATGCTTGGTATGACATAACTTCTTACGTTGTAAATAATAGCAAACGTTTTGGTAATCTTAAAATATTACGAAAGGCTCACAATGGTAACGCCTAAGTATGATATTAGCAAAGCATTCAAATTGTCTAATCAAAACATCGCAAATATCGTGAAAATACAGAATAGAAAGGGTTTTAGGAACGATAGCGAAGTGATCAGATTTTGTCTTGATATGGTCAGCGTTTTGATCGACAAAGAACTAGAAACACAAGTTATTGCCAAGCTTTTGGAAAGCTCTGCAAACGAGAAAGGATAACAAATGGTAGCGAATAACAGCCTAGAGGCATATAACAAAATAAAACCTGAGCTAAGTGGTAAACGTAGAGCCGTATATGAAATGTTTTGCCAGCACAAAGAGGGTGCGACAAGGCAAGAAATAGCACGCTGGTATAACGTAGCAATAAATAGCGTTTGCGGACGTGTCAATGAGCTAATAGCGCGTGGCTATTTGATCGAGATCGGATCAAAAAAAGACGTGATAAGTGGGTGCAGCACGTCAATATTAAAGCCCACTGAAAGGATAGCGTAATGAATAATCCCTTGTATTTTATGATGGCTCTTTGTGCGATCATAATACTTGATGCATTTTTTGAAATTTGGAAAGGGCTAAGATGAGCATAAGGATAATGAGCCAAGTTTGGAATATGGAGATCGAGGATAGCACCACAAAGCTAACACTTATGGCTTTAGCTGACTTTTCAGACGATGAGGGCTATTGCTACCCTAGCTATGAAGTCTTAGCCAAAAAAATATCAAAATCTAAAAGAACAGCAATAAGGGCAGTCGAAAAGTTGGCTGAGCTTGGATTTCTACAAAAAGAAAAAAGAGAACTAAACGACGGAACAAGCAGGACAAATTTATACAGAATAGTGAGTGAAAATGAGAGGGTGACACAGACGCCCCCTATGATGACAAGTGAAAAAGAGACAGTGACATCTATGACATCACATAGTGACACTGATGACACTAGGGCGGTGACAAATGTGTCATTGCATAGTGACAAAGGTGTCCCCCCTATTAATATAACCACCAATAGAACCGTCAGTAGAACCATCAAAGAACCGTCAATTAACCCCCTACCCCCTAAGAGCGTTTCACTACCTGACTTCATCGATCCAAATCTTTGGCAAGAATATCTAGCTTACAAAAAAGAGCGCAAAGAGAAACTAAGCTCTAAGGGCTTGCAGATGAAATTTAGCGAGTGGGCTAAATGGGCGAGCGAGGGCATAGACATAAACGAATGCCTAAGAGAAGCAATGCGCAATGAGTGGCAGGGGGTGTTTAAACCAAAGCCTAACTACAAAGCGCAAAGTGGGCTTAGCCTAAGCGTAGAGGACGTAAGGCGGTTTGGTGGCGATGTGAGCTACTACTTAGAGAGCACAAGAGAAACGAACGCCATAGCAAATCAAAACGTGGCATATATCGAAAACAAGGAGCCGTTTTAATGAACCGCATACAAACGATCAAAGAAGCGCTTGGGGTAAATGAAACACAAGCACTAATCACAGCAGAGCTACTTAAGCCGCTAAAAGATGAGGATATTATCCCCTTTTTTGCGTATAGGACAAATTTTATCCAACCGAAGCAGTCAAGCGAGCTAATCACAAAAAACGCCGTAGCAGCTTTTAGAAAACAAAGGGCGCTAGAGGCGATCAGAGATGGCAAATTTAGCTTTAAAAATATCGAGCAGTTGGTCGAGTTTGTAAAAACCTTTTTTCGCAATGAGAGGCTTTGTTATGGAGCGACCTACAAAGATTTTGTGATCATCGGCGTTGATGAATATGGCAACCTAATCAATCACTACCATATCAATCAAGCAGGCAAGCCAGTACAACTAAGCAGTGATGACGAGGCAGAGGTTTATGCGTGGCTCTTTAAAAACCAAAAGCGTATCGGTGTGATCAAATACATAAGCGAAAGAGAAATAAAAGAAAAAGAAAAAGAGCAGGCAAAAATAGAAGCGGCAAATAATGCAAATTTACTCCCAGCCGACCCAGACGCACCGATAAAAATGAGCGATGAGGCAAGAGCAAGGCTAAGGCTTGGGCTATCTGCTATTGTGGTAAATATCGCAAAGAGAGCGTGAGATGAAAGTATTAAACCTTTTTGCAGGACTTGGTGGTAATCGCAAGTTTTGGGATGATGTGGCAAGAGAAAAAGGCATAAACATAGAGGTAACAGCCGTTGAGTTTGATCCTGAAATAGCAAAGGCTTATACAAAGCGTTATCCAAACGACAACGTGATAGTAGGTGACGCTTGGGATTATGCTGCTAAAAACTACTTAGATTTTGATTTTATATGGGCGTCTCCGCCTTGCCAAACTCATAGTAGGTTAAATACTGGCAACAATTTACGTTGGCAACATACTAGAAAATTGCCTGATTTTAGACTTTATGAGCTTATATCGTACCTTAAGACGTTTTGCAAAAAAGCTTTTGTAGTTGAAAACGTAGTGCCATACTATGAGCCACTTATAAGACCAACCGCTGAGATAGGTAGGCATTATTTTTGGGCTAATTTTGATCTATTCTTTTTAAGTAATGATAAATTCAGGATCATAGAGAAAGTTAAAATAGGCGACTTTAAAGACCTTGATTTGAGCGAGTTTAATATAGCAAACAAACGCCAGGCTATAAGAAATGAAGTTGATTATGAGATAGGCAAAAAGATATTTGAGCGTTATTTGGAGAGCAGATGAAAGCCGTATATATCACGATAACCGAAAGCGGAGCTAGCATAATCGCAAAGGTAGCGGACGAAAACAAAAAGATACTTGATAGCTTTGAGATAAGCCGTAAAGACGCAAGTGGTGTGCTTGAAGTAATGAGAAAGTGGAACGAGAAGCACAAAGACGAGGAAACAAAGGGGCTATTTTGAGATTAACTAAAAGCGAAAATAGAGCCTACCAACTAAGACTACTTGAAACATACCCACTTTGCCAAATATGCGAGAAACAACAAAGCATAGAGTGTCACCATGTACGCTATGGTAGATTTGGAGCAGATAAGGACGACAGTAAGCAAATAGCCGTTTGTAGAGAGTGCCATCAATGGTGTCACGCACACAAACACGAAAGCATAGAAAAATACGAGGAGGTAGCAGATGAAAATTGGCAACGTTTCGGCGAGTGTTAAAAGCAAATATGGCAACCGCAAGACTAAAGGCTTTGATAGTGCAAAAGAGTGGCGTAGAAACCAAGAGCTAGAGGCCTTACAAAGAGCTGGCGAGATAAGCGAGTTAAACCGCCAAGTGCCCTTTGTGCTAATGCCTAGTTTTGCCATAGCAGACAAAAAAACAAAAAGTGGTCTTAGAACCGTACGCGAGATCAGATACATAGCAGATTTTACATACCGCTTAAAAAATGGCAAGAGGATAATAGAGGACGTAAAAGGAATGCAAACGGACGTTTTCAAGCTGAAACGAAAACTGCTAGAGAGAAAAATAGCCCTTGGAGTGATAGAGGGCGAGTTTAGGATTTATTGATGGCAAAGATAAGCGACAAGACAAAAGAAGCGATCATAGCCGAGTATCAATTAGGGGCTAGCAAGAAAAGTTTAGCCTTTAAATATGACGTAAGCATAGGTGCAGTTTTTAAAATTTGCAACGGCATAAGCCAGGCAGATGCTGAATTAGTGAAACAACAAGTGGCGATAAATACGGCTTTAGCCAACGAAAATGAAACAAAAGTGAAAGCGTTTCACGAAATAGTAGATGAAAAGACTAAACACCTAATCTATTTTCAAAACGCAGCGCTCAGAAACCAAAAGAAAGCGGATGAGATGCTAGAGATGAGCGATAGGATAGCAGACGTTGAAGCCCATAGCAGGATCACGGCTAGAAACAAAGAGACTGTGCTAGGGCGTGAGGCTGATACTGTGATCAACAATGCAAACATACAAAGCGAGCAAAAGATAATCATTGAGCGAAAGGAACTAAAAGGCGATGAGTGAAACTGCGCTTTGCCTAACCTATACGCCGTGGCAAAAGGAAGTTTTTTTTGAGAATACCGCACGCTTTACAACAATAGAAAAAGGGCGGCGTGTAGGATTTACCAAGGGGATAGCAAACGCCACAATCGAGTGGCTTTTAGAGAGTAAAAAAGTGCTTTGGGTAGATACTATCACATCAAACCTACAAAGATATTATGAACGCTATTTTTTGCCTGAGCTAAAAGCTCTGCCAAAAGAGCTGTATAAATTTCACGCACAAGATAAAAAGCTAAGTATAGGCGAGGGCTATCTTGATATGAGAAGTGCAGAACGCCCAGAAAACATTGAGGGCTTTGGCTATGACATAGTGATACTAAACGAAGCTGGCATAATCCTAAAGGACGCCTATCTTTGGGACAACGCGATAAGAGCGATGCTACTAGATAATCCAAAATCAAGAGCATTTATAGGCGGCGTACCAAAAGGCAAGAACCGCTTTTATGACCTTGCTAAACGTGGGATGAGCGGGGATAAAGACTGGAAAAATTATCAAATATCAAGCTTCAATAATCCACTGCTCAAAAAAGAACAAATAGACGAAATGGTGGCAGAGCTTGGTGGTATAGATAGCGACGTAGTGCGACAAGAGATATACGGCGAGTTTTTAGATACTACCTCAAATGTGCTATTTAACCTTGCGCTCATTGAAAACGCGTTTAGCACGCAGATGTCAAACGAAAAAGCTAGCATTGTTTGGGGACTAGACGTGGCACGTGAGGGAGACGACGAAAGCGTGCTTTGTATTAGGCAAGGATATGGCGTCACAAACTTTTACACGTTTAGGCTTGATAGCGTGACAGCTTTAGCAAGGGAGATTTTTGGCATATATGAGAGAAGTGAGGATAAGCCAGACGCTATTTTTATTGACAGCGTGGGCGTTGGTGCTGGTGTGTTTGATACTCTAGTGGATTTTGGCTTGCGTGGGATAGTAAGAGAGGCAAAATTTTCATACAAAGCTACAAACGAAAAGCTTTATGCCAACAAGAGAGCAGAGGCTTATTTTACCCTCAAAGAGAAATTTAGATTACTTAGTATCGTGCCAAACGACAAACTCAAAAAACAGCTTAGCACTATTAGTTTTTATTACGACAAAAAAGAGCGTTATTTACTCTTGCCAAAAGAGAATATCAAAAAGGAGTTTGGCTTTAGCCCTGACCTTGCAGACGCTCTTGCTCTTACATTTTTTGACCCATTGCCAGCAAAAATCAACACGATCAACTACGATGACGGAGGTGCATGGTGAAAGAGTGCCAAAATTGGGTAGATTTGGCAAAACAAATCGAGTATATTTTTGAGCGTATTGATGTGGAGCTGGTCAGAAAGGTGGCAACGCTTGATGATGAGGCTTTGCGTCTTTGTTTTTGTGTGATGATTTGCGAGTGGCTTAAGGGAGCAAAATTTATCCCTACAAAGCAAGCAAGGGTAAAACTTGCAACGGCTCTAAAACAAAAAGGGCTTAGCAAAAAAAGAGTGAGCGAGCTAGCAAATGTCAGCACAAGAACAATTTACAGATTAGGACACGAAAATGACGAACGATGAAAGAATAAGCTACCT